AATCGCAGCGAAAATGCCGTTACTATTTTTTTTGCTCACCCTCAGCAGAACCCGTCTCCCCAGGCTCAAGAAACTCCGCTGGGATTTCAGCCGATGGATCGGACTGCAGGATGATGAAATAGAACTTTAAAAGCAATGGGTGACTGAGCATTCCTACGTGTTTGGAATCACACGGAGCGTCGAGTTTCCAGGTATCGATCCAAGTCGAAACGAATGATCGCATCGAATTGATAAGTTTCTCAGGATCACCAGAGCATGAACCAAATTCCTTGTGCTGTCGCTCTACAGCGACCGGATCCGGTTTTCGGTACCGAAAAAACACAGCAGGATAAAGCCCGATCTTTTCATTGATGTAGGCTGGGCATGCGACACCTGCACGAACAAATGCATCTTTCCAAGTCATAGAAACCTCAAAAAAACAGGGGGATCGGAAGTCCCCCTGAGTATAACCTTGGAAACGTTGCCACGCTATGACTTGACGATATGCAACTGATTATCAGCCTGATTCGTCGTGACATTCGTTTTTCGCATCGCTTCAAAAGTCAGAGATTGGTTGATCCGACCACGGCTAGGGACAGTCGGTCCACCTGCCATGTACTTCAGATTTCCAAAGTTGAACGTGTAGGTGGTCGTACCATCGGTCACGGCCAATGATGCCTCAGCACCTGCCAACGCAGCGTCATAGAGCGCGAGCGTGTCAGAACGAAACGCAGTCTGGACGGTAAGTTGGACGATCAAATCCTGGGATTCGAAACGGGTTGGCGTCAAAGAATTTTCGTATTGGTTCTGATCCAATGCATTGTCAATCGATAGCCGGAACGATTGCATTTTGTATGCGGTAGAATTGTAGTTTAGAGTGCAGTCGGCAAACAGGAACGCGGTACCGCAATCCGGGATCGGACTCGTCGGATAGGTTGATCCATAGACCTCTTCAAGCTCTCCAACACACGCTACGTTCCAATTCAAGTACTGAGACTCTTGGCCAGAAATCTCCAACGAATTGATTCGCAGATTGTTGTACTGATAGATCGCAGCGACCTTATCAACCAAGGCATCCCAATGAGCAATGGTCTCCCCAGGGATCCACGGACTAGCACCAGTCGTCCCGATCGCTCTTGGTAGAAACCAGTCAATTTCCGCAACGCTAAAATTTCCTGAAATGTTTCCGCCCGACTTGTCAGTCAACGTCCTAGATCGACAGCTAGCCCTCTGACGCGTTCCGCGATGTCCTTGGTGCATTCCATTGGTGCGTTGACCAACGAGCGAGCATTCGTTGAATGCGACCCCTATACCGCTTGCCCAGGTCGTGGTGTCCGAAACGATGAGTTTACTGGCTGTGGCTTGCGACATTTGATTCTCCGAGGATTAAGATTTTAGATGATCTTATCGAAACGATGCTCACTCAAAGCGACCATAGTAAGGAACGCGATCTGGACCACGGTAATGCAGCACACGCTCTCCTGGAGTCGGATGCCGATCACCGGCCAAAACTTCGACCGCGTCGATCTGGAAGCACGCTCGATGGATTGCAATGGCATCTGCCTCGGTGTCGCAGACAGCCATCCTGCCATCAACGATGAACACCCCATCAATGGTCGCCTTGGTTTCAGAAACCGATTCCACAATGGCCTCGGTGCTCGAAACAACATCCACTGATGCCGATGGATTTTCTGGCAACGTTGCCAAGACGCTTTGCGTTTCTTCTGGTTTTTTCCTGCTCATAACAACCTCGAATCTAAACGGTCCATGGTACAACGAATTGCAACAATAACAGAACTCGCATCGTACCCGCCTTCGAAAGCAGGGTCCACGAATGGTGTCGCAAATTTTAACTCGATAGCTTGGATTTTAGTGGTTGGAAACTTCCCTGACGCAGTCGCCGCATTCAATGCTGCCTGGGCAGTTGTGCGAATCGAATTAGGCATCTGAGCGTGAGATTTATTGGCGAAAATATTCTCGACCCTTTCAATAGCACCAAGGTGCGATTCCATGCCGGAAGTCAGATCAGCATCCGATGGATCCGAGATCACGATGAGAAATCGAAACAACCTTTCGTCCTGGCTGTTTTCACCGGGTGCCTCTTCGGTTTGAAGTGGGCAGACGCATCCACCTGCGACCCATGTGCGACCACGTTTATAGGGTTTCTTTCGAAGTACGAACGCACGCGACGTCAGATCAGAATCCGCATTCAACGTCGTGACGATCGCGTCACCGAGGATTTTTAGTCTTGAACCAAGCATCTCCAACCCACAAATCTTTAGAGTCTAACGGGTGCCACAATACCTGTCTTAATTCTACACGTTTCCGCAAAACTTCAACCTTCTCGGGACTGCCAATCGGTGCACTTGTCGGTACAGGCATCTCAGACGCTTCCTGTTCCGAATAATCGAGATTCGACTTCGTCAACGAATCGTTCGTGCAGTCGATCGACATAAGAACCCTCTAGCCACAAAAATGGTCTGGCTGGAATTGGATGTGGACCACTAGTCCCAAATTGCTGATATGGAGCATAAAATAACGACGTTCCAATTATTGCTTCGTTCTTCATGATATCCTCGATCCGTCCTTCGACGCCGGACTGCGTCACGGATCGCTTCATCACGCCAGTGAGAATCAACAATGGGTGAGGACCATGGATCGCGATGGTCATCGGAGAATGCGGTGGCCACTGACCATAGGGTGCTCGAGTTTGATCAAAGTTGGATTCGAACCCTTGATGCAACGTTTCAAGCATTGACGTAAAGACTGGAGCAAAGTCAAACGCTTCAAGCTGCGAAATTGTAGCCTGCATCAAGTCAACGAATCGTTCGACATCAACATCGCTCATTCTTCCTTGGTGGTCTTGCGAACCACGCATCTCCACTGAGAAAAATCAACGTTCCGTTTGATCGACTTGATGATCCAGTCGGTGTCGAATGCAGACAGGATATCACCGATCTTTGGTTTGATGATCTGATTGGTCGTGTCAACGAGCGTTTCAGCCCACACGACAAACGTCATATCTTCCGGTTCCCATCCGAACGTTGCAGCAGCGATCGCGATCTCCCTCTCAGTCATTGCGGAACGCTTGCCCTTAACAACGTTGCCAGAAACAACCTGCAAAGTATACCGCTGAGGACCAAAGCTGAACGTCAAACTTTCTATCCCATCTAGGTACACCCAATCGTCCTCGTAATCGACCGAAAGCAAATTCGGTACGGATCCAGAACCGGGTGTCCCCCCACCTGAGCAATTGAAAAATTCGCAGAACGTCGTGACAATCGCCATCGCTACACCTTCGTGATCGTTACGTCGATTTGATTAGCCGGACTCGTCCAACGCTGAATGTCACCGTACTTAAACAGGTTAACTGTGATCTTCGTCACAGCCGATGCAGCGATAGCATCCCCGTCGATCGCGTCTGTAGCGATTGCAGCAGCATTGATCCAGTTAACAGGAGCGTTCGTCCCAAGCGTCGTTAACCAGTCACCCTTACCGTTCAATGCGCCGGATGCGATCGAACCCGCATCGATTGCACCGTCAGCAAGCACTCGCGCCGAGAGAGCACCGGTTTGAAAAGCATCCTCCGGGATTGAATTAGGCTCGGCATCGTGAAGCACCGCAGCAACGTCACCGCCTGCTGTAACGCTTATTTCCCTGGTGTTATTATTTGATATGAGGATGCGATCGCCCATCGACCCGTCTACATAAGTGACCGTACTCGAAGCATTCCAAACTGCATCGCGGTTTTGATTCGCGGTAGGAATATCCGAAACCGCCGCCGGGTTTGCTGGCAAGTTGTCGGTCTTCGCTTTGATCGCCAGCAAGGTCGTGATCGTTTCGTAATCAACTACCGAGCCAATCCATTCGACGTATCGAGCCTCACCCGATACCGTCCCCGATATGGTGATCCGAAGGTTCTCCGCAGGGTGAGTACTTGCCACCGAATAGGTGAACGTGTAGCGACCCGTTGATGGATTCGATACCGCAGACAGATTCGCTGATCGACTCGTTCCGGCTGCGTTTGCGGCTGCAATCGTTGGCGATGCGTCGAGCGCAACCAGCTTGTCTTCATCGTCCCGAACCACCACTGTAAACGCATAGGTCGTCGTCCCCGAATCTGGAATCTCCATAAGTGGAGTCCCGTAGACGTTCATCTTTGCAGATAGATTGTTTAGGTTTTGAATCGCAGTCAGTACAGAATTAACAGTCGCCTCTTTTGCTAATACCGAGGATGCCTCGATCTGCACTAAGGTAGGACGATTCGTGAGAGTTGCTTCTTTGGCAACAGTCGAATCCTTAGCCACCGTCGAATCATTTGCAACACTAGCAGGGAAGCTAACTGCTGCTGATGCACTTGTAGCTTGCCCTGCAATTTGAGTCATGTTTGCAGATACGGCATCTGTAATCGATTTGATTGAAGTGTTCGTTAATGCTACGTTTGCTGATGTATTAGCAATTTTGGAATGGTCTGTTCCAGCATGTCCAAAGGAACCAGAAGCAGTAAAAACTACTTGCATTGATCGAGAATAGCATCCAGTTTTGTAAAGCACTATTCTAAGTGAATTGCAATCAGTCTCGGCTTGACTTGGTGTGTAGCTCCATTCCCCTTGTTCGACTGTAGGTGTGTTGGCTCCTGCAACAAAAGCACCACTGTCTTTTGATACTGATACCGAAACACCTGTTGTTTGAACTGCACCGTCACTTATCTGGGTGATGGTTCCAACTAGAATCGGCAATGGTGTTGCATTGTTGCGTGGATACATTTATCGGATTCCTCCACCGATCATTAGTTGTCGATTTCTATTCCAGTAGTGCTTAAACACTTGAGCCAAATAACTCCGTCGTCTCGGCGGCTGATAATTAAACATGCCACCAGGCCCAGCTTGATAAGCGGAAAGTATTTGCCCGGGTGTTGCTGTGTAAGGAAGAACCCACGCCTCCAAGATTCTCCCATTGAAATTGTTGTTGTTCGGCGCACCGCTAATTGTGCCAAAAGTCATTCCAGTATTTTGCGTGTTAATGGCTGTCGCTGTGCCAAACGCCTGATAATTCACACCTTCTAATCCGTCCAAGTAAATCTTGCAAGCATCAGTTAGTGTCGAGGTCAATCCGCTGAGCGTTGCGACTAAAAATCGAAATTCGGAATTACGAGTGTAATCGACTTGATAGCCAAATCCTGAAATCTCCACACCCATCGAACTTGCCAATTGCGGCCATAAAGCAAATCTTTGCCCACTCCCTGCGTTTCCACCGTAGGCCATGATTTCTTGGGAGTTTCCCGCGTTGTGAATAAACCAACATGCCATTGTCCTAGCAGAAAACCCGAGCGGAAAAACAGAGCGAGTATTTTGCGGGATTGCCCATGTTGCACCCGTAAAATTTACAGAGGTTCCTCGATTGGTTCCAACCCAGGCCGTGTTGACGTTACTGTAATTCGTTAGCGTCGCATGATCGTTGTTGTTGAGGCTAGAATCCAATAGCGCAGACCCATTCGAGCCAGTAAGAACAGGACTCCATAAACCGACATTCCGATCTGCCCAATCGTATTCGCGTTTTGCCCAGAGTTTCATTAGGTGATCGTCTCTCCATTATCGATGATGGCTTCGATGCAAAACACTTCATCCAGACCACTGTAATTCACTGGACGGATTTCATAAACGTCACCACCTGGAAGATAGACTTGTCTAACGTCTGCTAAGTTGCTGATCGTATCTCCGTTATTTGCATTTATGTGCAGAGGAAATTCAAGTGTGAATGTCAGATTTGATGTTCCACCGATGAGTGCTATTCTGTTCCATTGAATTCTGGCTCCCGTTGATT